ATCGTTTAGATATTTCCAATCAGATTTATAGAAGTCGTAAGAACCTCTTCTAAAACCAGAGAAACCTAAATTAAGCGCCATATCTTCTGAGTTGTTGAATACTCCGTAAGAAGTACCACCAGCGCCATAAGAATTCATAGAAGCTAACATGTCATCAATTGCTAATGCAGTGGTCCTGTTACAGAACATCATGTTTTCTTCAATAGCGCCTTGATTATCAAACTCAGCTAAGATAGCGTCAAATTCTGCTAAATCAGTAGCTGCGTTAACACCTGTAACACCAGATGATTTGTTACCTCTATCTTCGATAGCATAAAATAAACCTTCAGTACCAAAGTTAGATCCAAATGTAGGTCCAGCTGTATCAAGTGTAGAATTAGTAGCGTTACCTTTTCTAGACTCAATCATTGACATTTCACAATAATCTGTAAAACGTGCTCTAGTATCACCTTCGCTTTTTAGATACCAAAGATAACCATTTTGCCCTTCTTCACCAGTTACTTCAATCCAACCAATAGCGGAAGTATCAGATCCAGAAACTGAAAATCTGTCTTTCATAATGATTGGTTTGTTAGTAAAAGATTTAAAACGAGCTTCGTTAGTATTAGAAGCGTGGTTAGTATCACTTGCCCCTTGACCACTAGTACCTTTTTTGAAATCAGATCCATAAACTAATATTCTACAAGTTTCATCATTAGTATCAAACCCAGTTGCATTTGTTGCGTGAGCATACTCATAAGGTAAACATGTAAATGTAGTAGTTGAAGGATGATTTGTAACATAACCGTGGTAGTGACCACCAGCTACTGATATAAGAACTGTATCACCAACTCTAACACCGTGTTCTGCTATCACAAAATCGGGTGCTGATCCTGCGTTTCCATCGATATCACTAACAACTGTAATAACGGAATCCGCGATAGATACTGTTCCTATTAAAGATATGTGTAGTCTAGATTGCTCTGACCACACTACTGCGTCTGAAGCCATAGCTTCTTCTGCTCCAACTTGCTCAAGAAAACCAGCTATAGTTCTCTTACCGAAAACTTCAGCTTCTTTCTCCATCAAGTCAGGCAGATATTGTTGTTCCCACCCGGTTGAACCGTCGCGGAAATCTAAATAATTTGAAGATAGTGTTAACTGTTGTGAACTTGGAACACTATTCAAATTATCACCTGCTGTAATTGCCATAATTTTGTAATTTTAAATTGTTATTTTTGTTTAATTTTAAACTTAAAATCAGAAGAATCTTCACCTAATACTCTAACTTTTATACCACCGGCTTCAATTTCACCATGAGCTTGTCTTGGATTCATGTTCACGTTTTTGGCTTTAGCAACACTATCTTTCATAGCGTCTGCTTTTCCTTGTTCGTAAAAGTGATTAGCAACAGCATCAGCGTTCATTGCGGTATAAAGAGATTTATGATAACCCTTAGCATCTTCCATCAAGTTCTTTTTATTCAAAAACTTTTTGACAAAGTTATTGATGTCGCTTTGAGTTTCTTTAATCTCGTTAGCATCTTTAACGTTAAATCTAAATTTCTTATCTCCGACATTATATTCAAAACCTTTGAACTTGTCGTTAAAAACCTTATCGGTTTTTTGTAAGAATGTAGATGTAGCTGTATCAGCTGTTTTCTGATTTTCCTCAGATTCTTTGTTATACCTATTAAAGAAATCCATAGCTTTTTGTTGTTCTTGAGTCAACTTTGACCCAGCTTTGATATCTTCATAGTATTTGGATTTGTTCTCTTCCAAGTGAGTTTTAGCGTTGGCAACTTGCTCTTTTAACGCTAATTTTTTTCTTCGTATATCTCTTTCGTCGTCTACATCTTCGTCGTAAGAGAAGTTGTCTTCCATAAGGAAGTTAATTTCTTCTGTATTTAAATGAGGTTTTGTTTGTCTGTAATGTTCAAATAATAAATCTTGATCTTCTAATTTACTATAATCTTGATTAAGTTTTACGTAATCATTTAAATCACCACCAGTTTCTTCCATAAAATCCATTAATTTTTGGATATTTTCTGGTATTGGTTTTCCAGTTACTTGAGCTTCAGCAACAGCTTCTTCAACTTGTTCTTGAAGTTTTTCTGTTTTCTCCTCTACTTCTTCATCTGTAATTTCTTCTAAAACAGGTGTTTCAGTATTTTCTTCTGTAGATTGTTCAGCAACCTCTTCTTTATCAGTCGTTTCTTCAACAACCTTTTCTTGAACATCCTCGGCTTTTGTGGTATCCACTGGTTGCTCATCTTCTTCTTTTTCTTTTGGTGGGTTACTTAAATCTACTTTTGTTACACCATCAGGATCGTTACTGAATTTCTTCATTGATGGTTTTTTCTTTACTTTAATCTTTTCGACTGTATCGTCTACTTTTGGTTGCTCGATAGTCTCTTCTACTATCTCTGTTTTCTTTTTTGCCATAATATAATATAATAATAGTTAATAAATTTACCTTGGATCAAACGCACCTAGATAGAAATCTCCACTAAGTATATCATTACCTGCAGATTCAAAGTTCTTAGGTGGTTTTTCATTATTTCTTTGATCAATCAACTCACTTTGTTGAGATGCTTGAATTCTAGTTCTTTCGTCTTTACGATCTTCTTTTTCTTTTTCTTTTGTTTTCTGACCATCTGTCTCAATACCCTTTAATTGCATATTATATTGAAACTCTAAAGCCATTAATTCTTTTTTATGCATTACCTCTTGCTCCATTTTTTGAGATTCCATTTGAGATTTCATTTGCTCTAATTGAACATCAGCTTGTGTTTTTGCTTGATTTTTTTGAACTTCTAGTTCAGCAGACGCTTGTTGAGTTTGCATATTAGCTTCTGCTTGTGCTTGGATATTTTGCTGTTGTAGAATTTGATCTCTTTCTTGTTTCTTTATTCTCCTCAACTTTAAAACTTGATTTGCTAATTTGATATTCTTTATTTCTCTAACATCAATAGCATCTTCTAATTCTATACTTTGTTGAGCTAATGCTTGCTGTATATTATTTTCTAGCAACATTTTTTCTTCTTCATCTGGCATTAAATCTATAAATATCCCAAAATCATAAAGATGTAAATTTTTCATTTCATCTAGTGTTGCTACGTTATGGGCTCCTATAGCTTGTACAAAAGCATCTGCTGTTGGAGAGTATTCTAATATATCAGATATTCTAAGTGATAAACACTCTGCAATTTCAGCTGTCAAGAATAATCCAGATTGTAATATATGTCTTGTAGCAGTGTTAGAATTTGCAGCGGCTAATTTTTGAACACCTACTAAAGCGTTTTTATCTGGTAAACTGCCATCTCTTGCTTCATTAAGACCAGTTACGTCTCTTATCATTTGTAAGTAGTAGTTGTAATTAGTAATTAAAGTTTGTATTTTATTTCCACCACTACCACTTGTAATTTCTTGAATCGGTACTTTACCAGGATTAGGATCGCCGTCTTGAGTAAATGATCTACCTATAACACTACCAGTTTGGAAATACATATTTAACGCCTCTTGTGGATTATAGTTTGTTCCATTACCTAAATCTATTTCAGCTAATCCATCAGCGTCTAAATAAACTCCATCTGGAACCATTCTAGACATAACTTGCTGTAATTTAAGATGTGTTAACTGAATCATATCTGCAAAACCAGTTATCCGTCCTACTAAACTTTCTATTTTTCCATTATATATTCTAGGAGCTACAATAGCATAATTCATTTTAACTTTAGTAAAATCACTTTTAGGACGTAGCATGTTTCTTGCCATCTCCCATTTAAGTATTTTATCTGTACCAAGAATCATTGCTCCATCATACAAGCATTCTATAGATCGTAATAATTTTGAATATCCACCTTCTTTATCTGATGGTGGATCAAAACTATCGTCTTTTGCTAATATTTTATCTGCACCAGTTCCAGTTTCTTTTACTTTATACACCTCATTCATGTAGGTTTTGTAATTAAAGTATAGAATTTGAATTGTATTATTGTCTTCTTTGTCTACAGAATATCTATTAGATTTGTTAGTAGATTTATTTTTCATTATATCTTCAAGATCACTTTCAGATAAATGAGGAAACTGTTTAGCTAGTTCGTTTACTGGAATGGATTTAACCTCACCAACGTAATATATATCGTCAAAATAAGGAGAGTCAGTGTATGAATAAACAAGATTAGCTGGATCAACATAATCTATAACAACACCTTCCGATGTATTAAATGAAGATTTCACAGCGCCTATACCTAAAACAGTTAAATCATAGAAAAATCTTTTCTTTATCCATTCGTAGTTACTCCCTTCCATTAAAACATTTATTGCTTGTTCTTCAGCAATTTCTACAGCTTGTTTATAGGTCAGTTGCATATGCAAATCTAACTCCTCTTGAGAATCTGGTAAAGTTTCTTTAGCGTTCTCGTATAAGTTAATTCCAAATGCTTCAGCAGCGAAATCATTTATTTCTTGAGAACGCATATCTCCAAGTATAGATTCCATATATGCAGTTCTTTTACTAACACCAAATGGATCTTGAGAATATGCTTTTATATCGTAAGTTCTTTCGGCAATACCGTTTACTACTATATCTACAAATTTAGAAATAATTGGAACTGGTTTCCAATCTAGATTTAAATAGGACAAATCACCATTTATTGATAACTCATCCTTATATTTTTGAATAGATTGTTCTCCTCTAGCATACAATCTTAAATTATGAAAATTGTTTTGATTAGTTCTATATCTATTAGAACCTCTATCATTATTAAACCATTCCGTCTCTATAGCTTTACCTACTTTTAAACCATAATCATAACTTAACTTCTCAGTATCACTTACGGTTTGACTTGGAAAATAACTTTTAATGCCAGACTCTGCCATATTTATTTTTTGATTATTTTAGACATACTACCTTTGTTCTCGTATTTAGAAACCTGTATGTTTAATTTTGGTTTTTCTACTTTTGCATTTGGAGCATATAAATGCCTGTTGTTTGCCATGATTGCTAAACCTGAACTAATAGACGCATCAAACTTTGTCCGCTTATTTATATCAAATCTCGACCAATCATTTAGCAAAGCGTTAAAATATAAATCTCCAAATGTTCCATCTTGTTTCATGCCCACGTGGTCTTGTATATACATTTCAATCGCAGCTGCATGAGCTTGTTTTATATCTTCGCTAGAGTTAGGGATTCCTCCAACTTCTTTTTCTGCAACGGACAACTTATTCCACAACTTGTCCGGTCTGTTCATACTAAACCCTCTATATCCTCTTCTTCTAAGATAATAAAGTAATCTAGGTTTATTATTTTCCGCAAGGATTGGCATGCCATAAAACGCTAACGCCATTAAAACATCTTCAAAGAATATTTCTGCCGTTGGTGGTCTTGATAAATACTCTAAAAAAAAGCTGTTTGCAGGGGCGTCTTCCATTGAGAATCTTGTTAATCCATGAAGTGCACCTTTTGATCCCTCTCCATCAACTGTTCCTGATATATCGTAACTATCACATCCAAACGCCCCCATGTGTTCGTTACCAGGATATTTTATACCATTCTTAAGTATAACTCTATTTTGTAATCCGGTTTTTGGGACCCAACTAACTTTAAATCTACCTTGTTGATCTGGATAAAATATCACTTGGGTATCTTTTACTCCGTTCACCCATTGAAAATTACCTTTAGTAACCCCAAGGGTTCTAGACATTTCTTCATTGTAGTCTATCTGTTCGTATATCTTAACTAAATTAAATATACTTCCCTTTGCCTCATCTCTAAAAGCGTGTTCAGTGGTTTTTGGAAATTGCCTGTAAAACTCGTTTAAAGCATCGTGATCACCTTTTAAGCCATCAGCTTCATTTTGCCAATGTTCTATAATACCTACATCTATTAGTTCACCATCTGGGCCGAACACATCGTGGTCTGGTGTATCAAAAACTGGAATTCCGTGCTCATCAATAAATCCTTCGTAGTTCCACTCCATTGGGATAAACAGAGAATATAGACCAGACTTTGTTTGGCCATTTCTATTTCTCTTGGTGACGTCCGATGCGTTATATAGTTTTTTAAAATTATTTCCACCCTTGTCTAATGCGTTTGAAGTTGAGCCCATCATACACTTACCGATAATTCTACTACCTAATCGTAAACATGTTTTTGTAACTCTCCAGTTATTTAGTATATTATCGGGTCTCTCCCATTTACCACTTTCATCATGTACTAATAAGTTTAGTTTTTCACCGTCGTAACTATTATCTCCAGTGTTTTTCCAATCGATAGTTGTATCTAAACCTTGTATGTCCTCTAACTTTTCGTTAGATGTAATTTTCTTTCTAGTGAACTTACTAGCTGGTACTCGATATGCTAATTCTGTTTTAGGTCTATCCATACCATCTTGGATAGGTTTAAAAAAGAACGGGTAATTTATACTAATAGGAACGACTTTATCAGTAAACATCTTTTTAGCATCTGCACCTGTTTTAGATAACACACCATACCTACTATCAGTTGCTAGTGTAGCTAAGTTAACCGCTTCAGCCGAAGACATAAAAGAAAATCCTGAACGTCTATTCTTTAGATAACATATACCGTAGCATCTTTTATCTGCTTTACACGCCTCCCAAAATATATAGAATAATCTGTTTGCCTCTCTAAAATCCGGAGCACCAACATCAATCTTACTCCATTGAAGATACATATAGTGTGTTCCTACTATATAAGTTGGTTTACCTTTACTCATAAACCAAAACCCTTCATCTCTTCTTTTAAACTCTTCGTCTATATAATCGAACCATTGATCCTTTTGTTCATCTGGGTAATTTCTCCAATCGAAGAT